GAAATATTGTTGGACAACTTCTTCGATAGTCGCTAATCTTGTTTTGTTCATCTCGGCTCCTTTAGGACTGATAAGAGATGGGCGTCACCTCAGAGGGGGAGTCTTGTCAACTCCCCCTCAATTCTTTTTCTTATTCACTGTTTTCTCCCACAATATTTTTTCGATAATCAGATATTTTTTTACCTCTTGAGAATTGTGATATTTTTTTGGATTTATCACGCTTGCGCCAGACGGATGCGTCTTGTTTTTTATTACTTGGAATGACTTTTTCAATGAACCAGACATCCTGTAAATCATAGCGCCAGTTATTTATTTCTCGCATTCTTCGGACACCTCCAGGGGTCACGCCTTCACAATAAAAACCCATTGCCTGCCAAAAAAAATTAGCTGAAATATCAGAACCACATCTAAGTTTTATAGACAAACATTGTTGAATTTCGCAAATCTCAATAAGAAACTTTACCAGTTCAGCACCATATAGTTGCCCCCTGATATCGTATTCGATGCACGCTTGGTGGATTTTGATTAGCGGTCTAAAAGCGCCGTGATACAAATACCCTGCGGGTTCATTATTGATTTTTGCCAATAGAACTCTTTTGAACTCAATTTCTCTTTCAAAAACTTGTGCGGGATAAAAAGACAATTCTTCCGCGTTCTTTTTTTGCAAGCTGTCGATATATTTTAAGTCAGAAATTGTCGCGTATGATATTTCCATTATTTTTCCTGCACCCCCTCAATTCTTTCCACGACACTTCATCAACCAATCTTTGTACCCCTTTTTATCAAGGCTATACCAGCCTTGGTTTGTGGTTAAATTGAAAATCCAGAATCTCGTCAGATCGTGCTTGAACAGCACAATAATGCAATTAACACCCAAAAGCGCCGCAAGTTTAGTTGCGGTCTTCCGTTGTGATTTGGCAAACCTTTCCAGTATGGCAGCGAAATAGTTCTGTGTTGGCTCTATGTCGTGGTCATACCGCGTAAGCTCCAACATTAGAACGGGAACAATTTCACCATCTATGATTCTATACTCGACTTGGTCGATATCTTGGCAATAGGTTCCTGCGTCAATTGTTCTGCGCCAATCTGTGTAGATTAGAGCGCGATCTTCTCGCCCCCTTTTACGCAAGTTTGGCATTTAATTCTTTTTCTTATTCACTAGCTTCAGAACCCTTGTACTGCACAGCGCTACTGGCTTTGCCCCATAGCTTTTTTGCGTCCCCATACAGGGTATCGTGAGTATGACCGCCATCATAAAATCCGCTCAATCGGCATGAATAATCGTTATCTAGGGAGCGAAAATCATAAGGCTGATCATTGTTGGGAACAGAGTTGCAAGCCAGTGGCGTGTAATCCCAAACCCACCCATCTCCTCCTTTTTCCCCAAGTGGCCCCTCTCCCCACCGCTCCCCAAGCCATCCCAGATAAGCGACCGATTCATTAACGCCATACTCATAGCTCTCACGCCCCTCCAAAAGCCTTTCTCCGAGCAATAAAACTTCGCCCGAATTTTTGCTTTCTTTTGAAGCGTGTTGAATTTTATTGACTGTCGCCTGACAAAACTTAGTGATCGGCTTAACCTCAACAAAAACGCTGGTGCCGTGATAATAATTACCTTGTGGAGCGCGGCTAGTCAGCCGAAAATCTGGAATCCAGCCATTAAGGTCAACTGGCTCATATTCCCAGTCCCATTTACAGACATCAAAAAACGCTGCCCAGCGGGCCTCCAGCCGCGATCTAAACGTATGTCCAGCATATTTGGTAGGAATCGCTTTATGTGTCATAGCCCTTAACTCCTGTTTTCCTGACGAACTTTGCGCGGAGGAACACGCCGCCTAGCCACGCCTTCGACGTAAGACTCTCCAATAACACCCAGAAGCGCCGTAAGTAAGTCTATCTGAAGTGTCATATCCCCACTGTGGATCACCGCGTCCGAGGGGGGAGATGATTGGTCGTAAGGGTGGGCAAATCTTAACTTCATTGCTCTTTAACCACTCTTCTACGTCCGTCTTATCTCGCTCTTTACTGGGACTGCCGTTTTTTTTAACCCAATTTCTCATCTTTTTTGCTTTTTTATAGACGCGAAAACTGGCTTGATTTGCCTCTTGGGCTTTGGTTTGGCTGCTATTTTTTTTCATTTTCCAATCTCTCTTTAACTTTCTCAGCAGCAACTTCTCCAAGTGTTTTACCGCTTGCGTACTTCGTGTGAGAAAATTCTTTTCTCAGGGCAGCGAGAGCAGCTTCAATGCCGTCAGAAAAACCACTACCAGTTTGCTGGACAATACTTATTCCATTGTCGAGATAGGACTTCACCGCTTCCCGAATAACAGTGGGTGCGGAAACGCGCATCTCACTAGCTTTTTTTCTGACCCTCTCCACCATCTCGGTGGTGAACGTAAGGTTGTACGTCTTGCTTTTTTGTATCTTGTGGGGTCGTCCCTTGGCTCCGCTCATATTCTTCAATGTCCCTTTTCAATCCTTCATAAATGAAATCGCTCACTGATGCATATCCAGCGATGTCCTCGTGGCTTGATGTTGATGGCTTATGCTGACATCGCGCAAACTTTACAAGATTCATCATCATGGAAGCGTCATACGGTGTAATTTCTGGTCCCCATAAACGGTTTTGAAGCCATGCATTCCACAGGTCGGCTATCCGCATGTGATTAAGAATAGGATCGCCATAGCTACGGCTTCTGTCGCTTGAAACAATTCCACTCACACGGTCAAAAAATGATTTCAAAGTACTACTCGGTTTCATCTTCTTTCCTCCCCATCAGTTTACCCGATTCAAAAACCTCTTTTATCTGCTTGAAATGTTCCGCAGTTTGCTCTTCTTCGCCAATTTGTCTTCTCGAATCGATACATAACAGTCGTCTGAGCGCATTCCCAGCAGCCCCCTCATTTAGTTCGGTGGCGCATCCGCTATCGACCAGCCATTGCTGGAATTTCTCATCGCGACAAAGCATTCCAGCGGCTTGAACAAGTTGGCTGTTTTCCATCTGAATCCTCGGAGGAATAATTGCCTCGTCATCACCAAGCCTGACGAGAGCAGCCATGTATCTGGAACCAATTGGGTCTGCCAGCAAATCTCTGGGAACCTCGTTAGGATGCAAAGAAACAGTCAGACTAATGTGCTCCTTCGTTTTTCGCATACTCTGAAAAATGCATTCAAACTTATAGGCGCTTTGTCTGATTTTATTACTGATTTCAGTCATATTCCTTCATATTCCTTAAACCCCTCATTCAGTTTAGCTAAAAATTCCGACATCCATTCAATAGGATCGACACCCTGAGATGCCCACCACGACTTCTCGCCCTTTCCGTAGGCATGAAGCTCCATGTGGTGGTCATGGCAGAGGGGTACTGTATTCGCGTCACTGACTTTTTTCCCCATCGCCCGTGGCTCCGAGAACCTAAGATGATGGGCGCAAGAGTAGGGGCTACCGCATATAAGGCACGGTTGCCCCCTAACCCTTGATAAATGCTGGCTAGAACGGTATGTCATCGTCTAGGTCAGAGACTTGACTTACAGCTTGTGGAGCCTCTTGTTTGGACTCGGCTCTATAGGGTTCGCTGCACCAAGCGGAAAGGTAATCGCCCGCCTTGGCGGAATCTCTGATGGTCGCAGCAAAGCCGACATTGACCTTGCCATATGCGTCTTCGCTGGCGTTCTCAAACGCTCTCTTCAAGTATTGCATGAGAGCATTTGCCTCTGACTTGGTGAAGCCAAGTGTACCAGTCATGTCAGGTGCGTTGTCGTAGGCTTTTTCGCTTCTTGCAGATTGAAAATTTAGTTTGTCCAGTTTGCCTTTATTTCTGAACAACACTCCTGATCCAAAGGTTGGATTTTTCGCCATTTTTCTCTCCTATATTTCGATTGTTTGATGCCAGATATTCCCACGGTTCGCCGTCGCCTTTGCGTCCTTGAACATCCCAAGGATCGTGGCGTGGGTTTCGGGACTTGAGGCCATGATTTTCTCAAATGACGCAACATTGGTGCGCCAAAAACCAGCGATAGATGACACCACCTTTTTCCTGTCAGTCTCCAGTTGTGGATCACCTACTCGCGGCATGAATGTTTCGATGACTTTCAGAACCAAATCGTAGTCACCTTCTTCGACAGGAGCGGCGAGAACTATCTTCCCGTCTTTTTCAACGACAGGTTTTTCTGGATGGCCCAGAAAGGCCTCGCGCCACTCCGCTATGGACTTTTGTTTAGCCTGTTCTTCTGCCTCTTTTTTAGGTTTTTCGCCATCGAACTGAATAATCGCTGCCCGTTCCTCCTCATCGTCGCTTAAACCTGCCAGCAAGGGGGCTGGCTTTTCGTCTTCTATAGCGGCTACGGGCTTATCCTCATCAGGAGGCAAGTCCTCACCCGCATAGAGATAAGACGCAAGTCCATGAAATGCGATTGCTTTAACTAGGCATCTCTGGAGCGCCGTGTTCACTTCCATTGAGTCAGGCTTCTGGATGCTCTTGTTATAATGGTTGGTGACTGGATATGTCTCACTTATCGATTGTCCATCCACCGTCACCGTCACCCTAACGTAGGCATTGCCCTGCTTGTCCATCGCATAAGGCAGTGAATAGGACGGATCACCCATA